ACCAACATATGAAGATTTGCCGGATGCAGCAAGTGGTGAAATTCATGCAACAAAAATGACCTGCACGCCGCGAACAGACGGAAAATCAAAGTTGGATTTTTATGCAACAGGTGATAAGTATCCACGAGTTTCAGCAGTTATGACACCGGAAGCATTGGCGCAGATGTTACAGGTGGTTGCAGCATGGACACCTGATCATTTCAAAACCATTGCAGAATATCAGGTGGAATATTTAATCAAATGGAAGGCATCTGACAAGAAAAACCAGAATGGCAAGCCTTACAAAAACATTGTGGAAATTGCGCCTGCAATGTAAACATGTGCATGAATGCACATATAAACGCGGATCATGCATCAGAAATGGTGCATGATCCAACTACAAAAAAGGAGAATCAGAATGGCAACAGATAAAACGCAGGGTGAAATGATGGTTGAAACATTGAACAATTTTATGAAAACAATGGTGGAAATGTTGCCCGAAGGCAAGGAAAAGGAAAGGGCAACAGAAGCATTGAAATTCAGGAACATGACGCAGGAATGGGAAGATGTTGATGAATATGTTGATCGGTTCATTGACAAGAAATTCCATGAATTTTATGCAGATTGGGTAATGATCAGAAACAAGATGAATGCATTTGATCCACGCAATGGGAATGAAAAGGATTGTGAATATTTGCCTGCAAAGAAGATCAATGATGAAATGCAGGCATATACACAACAAAAGGCAACTGCAGGAACATTGACAAATGCAGAATTTTATTTTGCTGCGGAAATGACTGATGAAATCAGGTTTTGGTTTTGCAGAAAAGACAAGATAAACAAAGGAATAGCGGTGGATATTTTGGGTGTTGACAAGCCTGTTTATAATCCTGAAACAGACAAGATCACTACTGAATTTGCGGAGTAATAAAATGAACATTGAAAAGATGTTGGATGAATATGCAGTCTTGGAAGGCAGTATTTTGAACCATGAAAAGATCAACAATGAAAAGCGGAAGATATTAGATCAGGCAAAAGAAAACATGATCACTTCCATTCTCACAGAAGATCAGAAGAAACAGTTGGAAGAAATCAATGCAGAATTGCAAAGCAAGTATGATGCATTGAACAATGATCAGGATTTTGCACATTTGAAAGTTGCTTTGGCTGATCAGAAAAAAGTGATTGTGGATGAAGTATTGAAGGTAGAAAAAACCATTCATGGAACAACTAAAATGGCAGTATTCATTCCGAAGAAAACAGAAGAAAAGGTGATTGTGAATACTGACATGTTGAAGGCATTCACAATTGATATCAAGAAGTTGCAGGCATGTTGGACTGTTGAAAAAAATGAAACACCGGCATCTGTAACAATCAGGAAAAAGTAAAATCAAATTGATCAGGGAACAGAAATGTTCCTGATCAGGAAAGGCATGAATGAAAAACAGGTATATAAAAATCAGCACATTGATCACATGGATGATTGTGTTTTATGCATTGAATTTGGTTATTCGGTTTATTATGGGAAAAGATTTATATCTGATGATCAGCACAATTGCAGTTGGTTTTATTGGGTTGATTGTGGTTGCATTGGTGTTTTCGGTCAATTTGGGCGCAAAGGATTTCTGTAAACACCATTATCAAGGCAAGGTCATGAATGGATCAGGTGGTTGCCATATTTGGTGTGACAAATGCGAATTTGAATATTGGGGTTCCGTTTATGATCCATTGGCAAGAAAAATATTTGATCAGGTGCAAAATGAAAAGGATATAAAATGGCAGCAAGAATAATTGGCAGGGATGAATTCAGGGAACAGGTATTGCAGAAGTTGCAAAGTGGGAAGGCAACCAATTTGACTTCATTTGAAAGTGAAGTGTTGGCAGATTGGATCAAGGAGTTGGAAACATCCAATGAATCCATGAAAAACAGCATCAATGTGTTGACAGGTGCAAAATGAAACCGGTTTGTGTCAGTTGTGGAAAACAAATGCAGGTCAAAAAGAACGGTGTGGTTGCAGTTGAAATGGCTCAAAAAATGGGATTCATTGAACAGCAACCTTACCGATTATGGAATGCGGATTTGTATGAATGCAGCAAGTGCAACAGGGAAGTTGTTGCAGGGTTTGGTGTTGTGCCTGCAGCATATTCAATTGATCCAAAATTTGAAGATCTGTTGATGAATGCGCAGGCAGAAGATAATCTGATATTGTTCACAACATAAGGAGAATTGGCAATGGGAAAAGTTGCATTTGGCAAGGAATGGAATGGCAAGATGATTGCAGAATCCGCAGTTATTGTTCATGAATTGTTGCAGAAACATGAATCATTGACCATTCAGGAAATGACAAAGATCACCGGCATTTCATATGCTAGAATACAAACAGCAACACGCACATTGGAGAATAAAGGGATCATGTTGTGTGAAAACAATTGCCGGATTGCGTTGATGGAAAAGGCATGGCAGGGTATTGATGTTTGAAGATTTGTTTGGTGAACATTTCGCCAATATCCCTGAATGGATGAAAGACATGCATTCAGGTGAATCAATAAAGCACAAAATAAATGATGATGGATCATTTCATATTCCGAGTGCAAACATGGGCGAAGAAGCCAATTTTGAATTCAAGTGGACTGATCCAACTGCAGGATGGAGCGCAACAACCGCTGCTGCAGGCACTTACCATGAAGAAACCAGTTACATTGATGGTGATGCAATCAAGGGATTTTGGGAAAATGGCAAATGGAATGATGAATGGTTTCCATTGAAAAATTGTGTGAAAAATGTTGATCAGAAACAACCGATATTCACGGTTACAACCAATGGGATTGTGCGGATCATAAGATGATTATTTGGAATAAGAACATGGATGCGACAGAAGATTGGGATGCGTTTTATGATGAAATGCATGTTGCCATGTCAATTATGATCCAAAACATTGCTGACAATATGCAAGAAGCAATGGCAAAAATCATGGAGTTGGTGAAAGTCAGAAAAAATTATGGAAAAATTATTGGTATAAGGCTGGTTTATTGGTTTATGGTGATCAGGATGTTTATAAGAGTAAGGATCAGAACACCTGCTGATTATTCATAAAAGATAAATAGTCGTATATGCTACAATGTGGTTGGCGAAGTTCGCCGATCACATTTTTTATTTGCGCAGAAAAAGGATAAATGATGGAAATCAAAAACAGGATAGTTGGAAGTGGTGTGGAACAGTTGGATAATATTCAATTCAATTACAGGAATTGGAGAATCCATCCGTTGACACAACAGAATGCATTGTTGGGCGTGTTGGAACAGGTTGGTTGGGTGCAAGAAGTGATAGTGAACAAAAGAACAGGGAATTTGGTTGATGGTCATTTGCGTTGTCAGTTGGCAGCAAGGGAAGGTGAAACAACAATTCCGGTGAAATACGTGGATTTGACGGAAGAAGAAGAAATGTTGGTGTTGGCAAGTATTGATCCAATTGCAGGATTGGCGACAACAGATAAACAGAAGTTGGGCTCATTGATCAAAGACATTGAATCGCAGAACATCCATGTGCAAAAGATGTTGGATGATTTGAAAAGGAAAGAAAATGTATTCAACGACGAAGATATACAGGATCAGCCGGATTATGAGATCAGCGCAGAATTGTTGGAAAGGCATGATTATTTGGTGTTTTATTTTGACAATGAATTAGATTGGCAGGTTGCATGTCAGAAGTTTGGAGTTGAACCGGTAATTTCACAGCCGGTTGGTCATTCAACAGCGCAGAAAAAAGGATTGGGAAGGGTGTTGAATGGAAAACTTATTATCAAATAACATCCATGTTGCGATCAGATCATATAAGAGAGCTGACGCAGTTTCCACATTCGCATTAGCACCATTTGCGAGCATTTGGGTGCCGGAATCGCAGGGTGAAGCGTACAGGGAACACTATCCAAATGTGATCACAATACCAGATGCAGAAGATGGAAATGCCTGCAGGAAAAACAATGCAATACTGAAAAGATCACCTGCAGAATGGACATTGATCCTTGATGATGATATTACAGGGATTGGATATTGGGAAAGTGGTGATCATCATTGGATGAATCCAGATGAATTGCAGTTGATGATCAATCAGGGGTTCATACTTGCAAAGGATTTTGGTGTTAGATTATGGGGCATAAATCAAAGTAAGGATGAATTGATTTATGCAACACAGAAACCATTCAATTTACTTGCTGCAGTTTTGGGACCGTTTCACGGACATTTACCATCATCATTGCGATATGATGAAAGGTTTTCATTCAGGGATGATTATGATTTCTGGTTGCAGAACATGTACACTTACCATAAGACATTGCGCATGAACAAATACCATTATGTGCATGATTCAGGAACAAAGGCAGGTGGACTAACAGCATCAAGATCAATGGATGCAATGAAGGCAGAACACGCAAGAATGCGGAAAAAGTGGGGTGATTTGGTCAAAGTTGGTGGTTCTGCAGGTGGAAAATCAGCGACAGGAAAGAATATTTTGAATTTGTTGGTAAAATCCCCGATCAAGGGTTGTTGATTTGATCAGAAAATGGGCATACTAGACACATGAGCGACCATGACAAGTATACAAATGAACAGATAATTGAAGCATTGAATGAAGCCAATGGGTTGATATCCATTGCAGCAAAGAAGTTGAATTGCAGCCGGCAGACTATTTACAACAGGGCTAAAAAGATTGTTTCAGTAAACAATGCCATTGATGATGCAAGGATGGAATTGGTGGATTTGGGTGAATTGGCATTGCGATCAGCAATATTGAACAAAGAACCGTGGGCGGTTTCATTGGTGTTGAAAACCATTGGCAAGGGAAGGGGTTATGTGGAACGGATTGAAAACACATTCACAGAACCTGTATTCATAAAAGTGGTAAGGGATAATAAACTGAAATAAGATGCCTACATTCCTTGCACATTTACCGGTTTTACATGCACAACAGGAAATCATCATTGTTGGATCAGGCAAAAGGAATGTGATCCGTGCAGGTAGGCGATCAGGCAAAACAACAGGCATTGCGGATTTGGCATGTGAACGATTCCTTTATGAGAAAAAAAGAATATTGTATGCAACACCTACGCAGGAACAGGTGGATCAGTTTTGGTATACAGTCAAAGACATTTTGCGTGAACCATTGGCAGCAAATGTTTATTACAAGAATGAATCAACACACATCATTGAAGTGCCGGATACCAAACAAAGGATCAGGGCAAAAACAGCATGGAATGCAGACACATTGCGTGGTGACTATGCAGATGTATTGATCCTTGATGAAGCGCAATTGATGCAAGAAGATGCATTGGAATTAGTTGGGTTGCCAATGTTGGCAGATAATGATGGCGATTTATATGTGATTTACACACCGCCTTCAATTGAATCAATGGCAAGATCAAAGGCACGCAATCCGCAGTATGTTGGTAAATTATTCAAGAAGGCGCAGGCAGACAAAACAGGCAGGTGGAAAACATTCCATTTCACGAGTTTTGATAATCCATATATTTCGCAGGTTGCAGTTGAAAAGTTGGCAGAAGATATGAGTTCTGTTGCTTACAGGATGGAAATCCTTGCAGAAGATGTGGATGAATCAGTTGGATCATTGTGGACACGAAAAACAATTGAAGATAATAGGATGGTCAAAACACCGGAAGATGGATTGGCAAGGATAGTGATTGGTGTTGATCCATCAGAAACATCAACAGGTGATGAATGTGGAATTATTGCTGCAGGAACGGACACGCATTCAGAATATTATGTGATGGAAGATGCAAGTTTGCAGGGATCACCGTTGACATGGGCGACCGAAGTTGTAAGGCAATATTACAAACACAGGGCTGATAAGGTTGTTGCAGAATCAAATGCAGGTGGTGAAATGGTAAGAACAGTAATTCATCAGGTGGATCCGGATGTTCCGGTTCAATTGGTTCATGCTAGCAGGGGTAAACAAACAAGGGCTGCACCGGTTGCAACATTGGCAGAAAAGAAAAGGTTGCATCATGTTGGAAACTTTGCTAGACTAGAAGATGAATTGTGCTTGTGGATTCCTACAAGTGGAAGATCACCTAATAGGTTGGATGCAATGGTGTGGGCTATAACAAATTTGATGCAAAGTGGTAAACTCAAGGCAGCCACTAGCAGACAAGGATAAAAATCATGAGCGACATTGAACGAGCATATAAAGCATTGGTTGGCAAGTTGGCAGAATACAATTTGTTGTTTCAATATGCAGATGGTGAACAGCCATTGATATATTCAACAGCAAAGTTGCAGGCAACATTCAAGAATTTGAATGCAAGGTTTCAACAGAACTGGATTTCAGTTATTGTGGATTCAGCGTTGGATCGGTTGGCATTCAAGGGATGGTCGAGTGAAGATACAGCCATTGTGGATGGATTGGCATTGTTGTTTGATCAATGTCAGATTGCCATTGAAGCGGATGATGCGCATGAAGGTGCGTTGATCACTCATGAAGCATTCATTATCGTGTGGAAAGATGATGAAGATGGTATTCAGGTTTATTACAATGATCCGCGCATGTGCCATGTGTTTTATGATTCAGATAACCCGAAGAAAAAAGAATTTGCAGCAAAGTGGTATGTGGATCAGGAAAAGAAATACCACATGGTTTTGTATTATCCAGAAAAGATTGAATATTATGTTTCAGAAACTGTAAAAAATGGAGTTCCAAAGAATGCTGCAGCGTTCAAAGTGGAAGAAGAAACAAAGGTAAATCCATTCAATGAAATTCCAGTATTCCATTTCCGGACTGACCGCAGGGGTAAAAATTCAGATATAACCAATGTGTTGACATTGCAGGATGCAATCAACAAATTATTGGCAGATATGATGGTTGCTGCAGAATTTGCTGCATACAGGCAACGGTGGATCATTACCAATGCAGACACATCCGGTTTGAAAAATGGTGCGAATGAAATTTGGAGTATTCCTGCAGGTGATGGCGTTGGTCAACAATCGCAGGTTGGCGAGTTTCCAGAATCCAATTTGACTAATTTCCTTAATTCAATTGATAAACTGGCAAACTCCATTGCAATCATTTCCAGAACACCAAAGCATTATTTCTATTCAACAGGATCAAACATTTCAGGTGAAGCATTGTTGGCAATGGAAAGTCCGTTGGTTGCAAAGGTGGAAAGGCATCAAAAGAATTTTGGTGTTACATGGATGGAAATTGGATCATTCTTGGGAAAACTATCAGGCATTGATGTTCCAAAAGACAAGATCAAATTGGTGTGGGAACCGGCGCAGGCAGTTCAACCATTGACGGAAGCGCAAACGATCAAAACCAATGTTGAAGCAACTGTTCCATTGGAATCAGCATTGCGGTGGAGTGGCAAGAATGAGTTCGAAATACAGAAGATCATGAAAGAAGTTGAAAAAGCAAACAAGGATAAAATGACATTTGCAAAGGCAGAATTGGAACGGTTGCGATTGGAAACAGAACAATCCAATGAACAGCCGGATGGATCAGGTGGTGATCAATCAGATGGTGATCAACCAAATATGGAATAAGGAGTGATTCAATGGCAAACAAAATTGTTTGGTTTCGGAACATAAAAACAAGGGAATGGATTCCGCTTAAATACCATGAAGTTGACACAGATTCATTCGCAGAATCAGTTTCAATTTATAGCAAAACAGGTGATGCGGCATACCAGATTCCGAGAATTGGTCCAACAAC